TTTCAAACAAAGGAATGACCGCTATATTTCTTTGCTAGCCAAAGAATTTGAAATGCGTAAGGCTGCATCTAAGTTTGCGAAACAAAAAGTTTCTGAAACCGGTGACATTGATGTTTCACGTATCTACAAGTATCAGATTGATGATAACATCTTCCGCAAAATCATGCGAGTGCCTAAGGGCAAGTCGCACGGTCTTGTTTTGCTTTTCGACCGTTCAGGTTCTATGTCAAGCAACATGGCAAACTCCATCGAACAGATTCTGATTCTTGCATTGTTCTGCCGCAAAGTTAGTATTCCTTTTGTTGTCTACGGTTTTGGCAATGAAGATGATTCATTTAAACTCGACCACAATCGTAGTTCACGTTCTTCATTCACTATGAATGATAATGAACTTAGTATGTCAAATGTTTATCTGCGCGAGTATTTGAACTCTCAACTTGGTAATGCGGAATTTAACCGTTGCGTTCGTAATCTTGTTGCATTGGCTGAGTGCTACACTGACAGGTTTTCTAGGAAGTTTCATGCTCCTTGGTCTGAAAGACTGTCGCATACTCCTATGATTGAGTCTGTTGTTGCAATGAAAACAATCGTTCAAGAATTCAAAAAGAATAATCATCTTGACATTGTTAACATGGCACTTATTCATGATGGTGATTCAGATACGATTAGCCGATACTGGATGCGTAACGATGTTTACCACTTCGACTCGAAAAAATCGAACGTTGTCTTGCGCGATGCAGAAACAAAAACGGATTATCGTCTTGAAGATAGTAAAGTTCATGTTGATAGCCCTTTGCGAATTGCAGTGTTCAATTGGTTCCGTAAAACCACTGGTGTAAAAATCTTGGGCTTCTTTATTGTTGGTAGTGGTCGTTCCTCAAAAGAGAGTGTGATGCGCCGCTATTACTTCAAAGATGGTGAATCTATTTGGCATAAATTTCCACTGAATTCTGATTATCACAAACGTTTGGGAAAAGCTGAGGAACTGAATGCGATTCTCAAAGAGAAGAAGTTCTTGGATTCCTATAATCCTGGTTACGATTCAATGTATCTGATTCCTGGTGATAAAGACTTGAGTGTGGATTCTGATGTTCTTACCGTGGATGGCAATGTTACCCCTTCTAAACTGAAGAATGCATTCCTGAAAATGAATAAGAAAAAACAGGTCAGCCGAGTCCTGGTGAATCGATTCATTGGGCAAATTGCGGCATAAATCATAAACACCACTTGCCTGAGTGGTGTTTTTCTTGTATACTACATGTATTGAAATTTTGGAGTAATTGTAATGCGTACTGTGAACACTGAAATCCGTGAGAAGTTTCTTTCCGTGGCTACTGCAACCGGTAAGTCTGTTCTGAGTCTAGGTGAAATCAAGGATTTGTGCCTGGAGAATGATATGAGTCTTCCTCAGTGGTATATGAAAGATGTTAATAACCGAGCCGGTCGTGGACTTTATAAAGTTCCTACACTGACTGCACAAGTTTTGCCTATGAAAAAAATAGAAACCGTGGCTGAGCCGAAACGTATTGGTAACGTTGTAACGGATTTAGAAACCGAAAATCTTGTTCCCAAAACCTACAAGAATTACGTTCCTTTCGGTAACTTTGATGACTTGATTTCTATCTTCAATAGCAATCAATTCTTCCCTATCTTTATTACTGGTCAATCAGGCAATGGTAAAACCATGTCGGTTGAACAAGCTTGCGCTAAGACCAAACGCAAATTCGTTTGTGTGTCTATGACGCCTGATACTGATGAAGGCGATTTGCTTGGCAATTATGTTCTTATCAATGGTCAGATGGAATGGCGTGATGGTCCTGTGACTGTCGCGGCTCGCCAAGGTGCTGTTCTCTGTATTGATGAAATTGACTATGGTGCTCAGAATCTTTCCTGCTTGCAACGTGTTCTTGAGGGCAAGCCGTTTCTTTTGAAGAAGAAAAACGAATTGGTTGCACCTGCTGAAGGCTTCACTATTGTTGCCACTGCAAACACCAAAGGTAAAGGTTCTGATGACGGTCGTTATATGTTTACCAACGTACTGAACGAAGCTTTCTTGGAACGTTTTCTGAATACCTATGAACAGGAATATCCTCCTGTCAACGTTGAAAAGAAAATCATCAAGAAAGAACTTGTGACTGTTGGTCGTGAGGACGACAAATTTGCTGATATGCTCGTAGCATGGGCAGATATTACCCGCAAGACCTTCCTTGAAGGTGGCTGTGATGAGATTATCTCTACTCGCCGTCTGGTTCACATTGTCAAGACCTACGGTGTACATGGTGACCGCCTAAAAGCAGTTAGTCTCTGTCTGAATCGTTTTGACACTGATACTAAAATGTCTTTCCTTGACTTGTACACCAAGCTTGATGCTGAAGTTAACAAGCCTGCCGTGCCGGATGTTCCTGTTCAGGTAACGGCAACTGTTGATGATGAAATTCCTTTTTAATTAATTCTGCCGCCAGAATGGTTGACAGACCGTTCTGGCTGTGCTATTATTACGCATCTTGAGGCTAAGACCACCCCTCAGATTTTTATATAAGCGTGGTTGTTTATTATGGAGTAAAATAATGGTTAAATCCGTTAAAGAAAAAATGCTTGCTACCTTGAGCAAGACTGATGGTTATAACACTTTCACCGTTGCACAAGCCCGTGCCCGTTTCGGTGTTACCAATGTTGCGGCTCGTATCGCTGAGTTGCGTGAAGATGGCCATGCTATCTACACCAACACTCGCACCCTCTCTGATGGTCGCAAAATCTCCTTCTATCGCCTTGGTCAGCCAACCAAGCGTGTTATCGCAGAAGGTTTCAAAGCACTCCGTGCTAAAGGTGTTAGCACATTCGCCTAATTTATTGGTGAAATAGAATAGAGGAAGTGATATATAGAGGTATCGCTTCCTCTTTTCGTTTATGGGTATAATATGGAAATTAAAGTAAAAATTGATGAATTAAAAAAATCTAAACTGTTCATTGCGACACCAATGTACGGTGGCATGGCACACGGCATGTATGTTAAGTCTTGTCTTGACCTTCAGGCTGTCATGGCAAAATATGGTGTCGAAACAAGATTTTCTTTCTTGTTTAACGAATCGCTAATTACACGGGCACGTAATTATTTGGTTGATGAATTCTTGCGTTCTGATTGTACGCATTTGCTTTTCATTGACTCCGACATTCACTACAATCCTCAAGACGTTCTAGCATTGCTTGCACTCAACAAGGAAGTTATTGGTGGGCCTTATCCAAAGAAGTCTATTAACTGGTCGAACATTGCTCACGCAATCAAAAAGAATCCAGATATTAATCCTGGTGAATTAGAGAATCTTGTTGGTGATTATGTGTTTAACGTAGTAAAAGGCACTGCACAGTTTCAAGTTACCGAACCTCTTGAAGTTTTGGAAATAGGAACTGGTTACATGCTGATTAAACGTGAAGTGTTTCCTAAAATGGAAGAGGCATATCCTCAATTGAGGTACAAACCAGACCACGTTGGTCAAGCCAACTTCGACGGCTCACGTTATATTCATGCATACTTCGATACTATCATTGATAGTAAAGATTCTGCAACAGGTGGTGGTTCTGACCGTTATCTGAGTGAAGATTACATGTTCTGTCAATTGTGGCGTAAACTTGGTGGTCAAATCTATCTGTGCCCTTGGATGAAAACGCAACACATCGGAACATATCCGTTTACTGGCAACATGCCAAAAATTGCTGAACATACTGGGAGACTATAATGCCAAGACTTGATGAAGAATTTGAAAACGTTTCACCTTTGGTAGAACCAAAATTGGACTTGGAACAAGGTCGAAAGTTCGATGGTGGTAAACTAGAATATGGTTTGCTGCCACCAAAAGCACTTGAAGCCACTGTGGATGTTCTTACCTTTGGTGCTCAAAAGTATGAGCGTGACAATTGGAAGCACGTTAATGATTCTAAACGTAGATATTTCGATGCCCTACAAAGACACATGTGGGCTTGGAAACAAGGTGAACAACTTGACCCAGAATCCGGCAAGCACCACTTGGCTCATGCTCTTTGTTGCCTGATGTTTTTGTATGAGCATGATACAATTTATTCTGTTGATAAAAAATAATTTTAGAGGTATATTATGAAACTTTCGAAAGAAACATTGAGTGTTCTTAAAAACTTTGCAAGCATTAACGATGGACTAATGTTCCGTTCTGGTAATGTTTTGCGTACTTGTGATGCAAACAAACAAGTCATGGCTGAGACCACCATTACTGAAAATGTTCCTGGTAATTTCGGCATTTTTGACTTGAATAAATTCTTGTCTGTATTGAGCCTTCATGAGGGTGATACTACCCTTCAAATTGATGATGGTACCAAATCATTGATTCTAAAAGATAAGTCTGGTCGAAGCACCACGACATATCGTTTTTGTGATGCAAGCAATATCAAAAATTCACCAGAGAAATCTGTTTCAATGCCAGCACCAGATGTGGTGTTTAATTTGACACAGACTGATTTTGAATTAGTTATGCGAGCCGCAAATACTCTTGGTGTTCCACAAATTTCTATTCAGTCTGATGGTAGCAAGATTGTTTTTGGTGCTCTTGACACTAAGAATACTTCTGCACACACCAACCAACTCGAAATCGGTGATGGTAATGGCAAGAAATACAAGATGCTTTTCAAGACTGAAAACTTGAAGATGATTACTGGTTCATATGAAGTTAGCATTTCTTTTAAAGGTATTGCAAGCTTCAAGAATACGACAAAGCCAATTCAATACTGGGTTGCAACTGAAATCGGCTCCACTGGAGAAGCTTGATGTTTTTATTTGTCACTGACAAAAATGGCACAAATTATGCTCTGAATAAGGACATGATTAGCCGTGTCG